AAAGAAAAAAGACCTACGACTTGGACTCCACCATCATCACTTGATGCACCACCTGCGCCAGACGGATTCAGGCACAGATGGATAAGAACTGAAGTTTTAGGTTTCGATGATACCAAAAACATGTCAGGTAAAATTAGATCCGGATGGGAATTAGTGAGAGCTGATCAATATCCTGATCATGATTATCCAAGCTTAAAAGAAGGTAAATACGCAGGAGTAATCGGAGTTGGTGGCCTAGTGTTGGCTAGGATACCGGAAGAGGTTGCAAAAGCTCGAGAAGCTTACTTTGCTAAGCAAACACAAGATCGAGACGACGCGGTAAACAACGATCTCATGAAGGAACAACATTCAAGTATGCCGATCAATGCTGAGAGGCAGACTCGTGTAACTTTTGGTGGTACGAAGAAATAATTTCTTTGTGATATCAAAAACACATTAATGTTAACCGCAAGATCACGTTGAAGTGATTTTGCAAAAGGAGAAAAACTATGGCAAACAAAGACGCTGCTTTCGGACTGAAAGCAATCGGAAAAGTTGGTCAGAACAGAGACAACCAAGGTTTGTCTGAATACGATATCGCAGCTTCGGCTACAGCGATTTACCAAAATGACCCAGTGAAAATGCTGGCGACTGGTACAATTGGTGTTGCAGCGGCAGGCGATGTTTTATTAGGCGCACTTACAGGTGTCTTTTTCACCGACGCTTCCACTTCAAAGCCGACGTTCGCTAATCACCTTAAAGCATCTAACACTGCAACAGACATTGTTGGATTCATAGCTGATGACCCGTACGAAAGATTTGAAGTACAATCAAACAACGCAGGAGCTTCTGAGCAAACTGATATTGGTAATGTAGCTAATATCGAGTACACAGCTGGAAGTTCACCCAACTTTGTTTCAAAAGTAGAACTAGATAATGGAGACTTAGCAACTTCTGATGGTCAATTAAAGATCATTGGTGTTTCTAAAGATCCAGACAATAATGATCTAACTTCTGCTAATGTAAACTTTGTTGTAACAATCAACGAGCACTTCTTAAAACAAGAAGCAGGCATATAATAGGATAGGAGTATAATATTATGGCAATATCAAGAGGACAACTAGTTAAAGAACTAGAGCCAGGATTGAATGCACTATTCGGCCTGGAATATAAAAGATACGAAAATCAGCATGCTGAAATTTTCGACACAGAAAACAGTGACAGAGCTTTTGAAGAAGAAGTAATGTTATCTGGTTTCGCGCAAGCTCAAGTTAAACCAGAAGGTTCTGGAGTGACTTTTGACAATGCACAAGAAACTTTCACAGCTAGATATTCGCACGAAACAATCGCGTTAGCATTTGCGATCACAGAAGAAGCTATCGAAGACAATCTTTACGATAGACTAGCTTCTAGATACACAAAAGCTTTAGCGAGATCGATGGCAAACACTAAGCAAGTAAAAGCTGCGAATGTATTAAACAATGCATTCAGTTCTTCATTTGCTGGTGGTGATGGTAAGGAGCTATGTGCTACTGACCACCCAACGATAGCTGGAACTTTCTCAAATGAGTTAGCGACATCAGCGGATCTTAACGAGACTTCATTAGAACAATCGTTAATTGACATTGCTGCGTTAACAGATGAGAGAGGTCTTAAAATTGCAGCAAGAGGAGTAAAAATGATTATTCCTTCTGAGCTTCAATTTACTGCTGAGAGATTGATGAAATCTCAAGGTAGAGTTGGAACAGCTGACAATGATATTAACGCAGTAGTATCTATGGGGATGATTCCTCAAGGTTATGTAGTAAACAACTACTTAACTGACACTGATGCGTTCTTCATCAAGACAGATGTACCTAACGGATTAAAAATGTTCGTTAGATCTCCAATCAAAACAGCTATGGAAGGTGACTTCGATACTGGTAACGTTAGATACAAAGCTAGAGAGAGATATTCATTCGGATTCTCAGACCCTAGAGGTATCTTCGGTTCACCAGGTGCGTAATCATCTGATTAACTGAATAATTAAGGGCGGCTCTTGTAGCCGCCCTTTTTTTATGCTATAACCTAAAAACCCATGAAAACTTTCCGAATACAAATCAGAGCATACGGCTACTACGCTGACTTCACGATTGTGTCAGAAGACAACGACAAAGCCTTTGAAAATGCACTAGTTGACAAACTAGGAGAAAATGATATTGTATGGGAAAAAGATGGATTCACAAATGAATCTAAAATGTGGTTAACCTATGAGGAGGTTATAAATGACACACGTTCAAGAACTCTACACGAAGAAGAGAGGACTGGAACTTGAATGGTCGCAGCACTATAATCAGGAGAAAAAATATACTCTTGATATGGTAAGGATTGATGACAGAATTAGACAAGTCATTAGTCACATTAAGCTAGCAGAAGCAAAAGAAGCTGCAAAACTTAATAAGATAGAAGATGCTGCCCCTGACGTATCTGTAGCTACGTAACACAAAAACGCTACATCGCTGAAATCGCACTTTCTTGTAAGGCTCTCTTGCACTTCATAAAAAACTAATATATAAAATTATCACTATACAATTAATTAGAACATAGACGCGTATAGTCGACGGCCTAGAGACTATGTTCGGAAAACTAGGAGGATAAAAACATGGCAAACACTACATTTCAAGGACCAGTAACATCCAAAAGTGGATTCATTACTACAGGTCCAGCTAATGTCGTAGACGCTGATTCAGCTACATCATTAACAGTTGCTTCTCACGCGGGAAGAATTGTACACAATAATGCTGCTGGAGCGGTGACTTACACACTGCCAGCGATTAATGCTAACTCTGATTCTGCAGTTGCAGGACCAGGTGCAGATCCAAACAACTTAAGTAACATCGGTGCAACTTTTGAAATTTTTGCATCTATTACTAAGACTGGAAGCTTAATCGTGCAAGTTGCTAACTCTAACGATGTAATGGTAGGAGGTGCTAAACTTATTGATGACACTTCTGACAACGTCGTTGGTTTTGAAACTGTAGCAGCATCTGACACTATTACTTTAAACGGTAGTACAACAGGTGGTGTAACTTTTTCAAAAATTACATGTACTGCAATTAGTTCTACTCAATGGAAAGTTGATGTAGAATCTGGTTGTACTGGTACACCAGCAACTCCGTTTAGCGCGGCAGTTAGTTAATAATTAATTTAGTGTGGGCCTTCGGGCCCACATAAATTTTAAGGAGATAAAAAATATGAAATCAGATGTAAAAGCAGTAAGAGTTACAGGTACTGGTGCAGTCTTTGCAGGAAGAACAAGATTAAGAGGATTAATCATGGCTTCTGATGGTGGCGGAGCCGGAGTTTTAACCTTACAAGACAATACAGATAGCACAACTTTGTTTCAAGGAGACTGTCCAAATGGTGATGTCTTCGCATTCAACATTCCAGAAGATGGTGTTGTTTTTCCAGGTGGAATGAAAGTATCTGCAATTACAAACTTAACAGCTGCTACGTTATTGATAGACAAGTAGGAGGTTAGATGGCTAACACTACTTCTGGTACAACAGTATTTGATAAAAACTTTGCTATCGATGAAATAATCGAAGAGGCATTTGAGAGAATAGGTATGCAAGGCGTATCTGGTAATCAGTTACGTATGGCAAGAAGATCTCTCAATATTATGTTTCAAGAGTGGGGTAACAGAGGACTTCATTATTGGGAAGTAGCAAATAACTCAATTACACTAGTTAATAATCAAGCAACCTACACAATGTTTAGATCAACAGGTGATGGAACATCTGATGCCACTGCTGTATATGGTGTAGATGATGTATTAGAAGCTGTTTACAGAAACTCATCAAATGTTGATACACCTCTTACAAAAATAAATAGATCTACATATCAAGGTCTTTCTAACAAAACATCAACAGGCACACCATCACAATATTTTGTACAAAGATTTATAGATAAAGTTACAATCACTTTATACTTAACACCTGGTTCAACAGAAGCAGGTAATACAATTAATTATTACTATGTAAAAAGAATACAAGATGTTGGTGATTACACTAATGCAACAGACGTACCTTATAGATTTGTACCTTGTATGGCATCAGGTTTAGCTTATTATTTATCACAAAAATTTAAACCAGAATTAACTCAAAACATGAAACTATTATACGAAGATGAATTACAAAGAGCTTTAGCTGAAGATGGTTCTTCTTCAAGTTCATATATAACCCCTAAAACTTATTATCCAAATGTCTAATTTCGCAAAAGGTAAATACGCAAAATTTATATCAGATAGATCTGGTATGGAATTTCCATATTCTGAAATGGTTAAAGAATGGAATGGTTCTAGAGTTCACATATCTGAGTTTGAACCTAAACAGCCACAATTAGAACCAAGAGCACATGGTGCTGATCCTGAAGGTTTACAAAATGCAAAACCTGCTAGAACAGAACCGGCTTCACAAAATTTATTA